AATGCGGCCCTTTTTTATCGGGTGTATGCTGTTGCAGTATCGCGTTCATTACGCATGGCATTTGTTCGTAAAAAAGTTAAGGTCTTTTCTTGGCCGGTCAGCATCGAAGAGCCCAGTGACGGCGGCACTTTTGACACGGTGACCTTTGACGCGAAATTCAAGCGGGTTGGTCGTAAGGAGTTTCAGAAGCTTGGCGAGAAGGGTGAGCTTGACCTACTGAAGGTCATCATGGTCGGCTGGGAAGGCATCCAAGATGAGGATGGTAAGGAAGTGCCTTTTTCGATTGAGGCCATGCGCGACCTGTCTGATGACCCTTACTGGATTCGTGGTGTGCTGAAGGCTTACACCGAAACTTTTGAAGGCGCGCGCCAGGGAAACTGAAGGAGGCTGCCGTCTATTGGGCAGGCGGCGGCAAACGTGTAGAAGATAAAACCGGGGAGGACGCTGCTGCATTTGGCATTGTCCTCCCTCAGCAGCCGCGTGATGAAGCGGTTGATTTTGAGGTGTGGGATGAAAACTGGGATGTCGTGATGATGTTCCTGCGTATGCAGACGCAGTGGAACACGACGATGGCTGGCTATCTCGGATTGCGATATGAGGTGATGCTGTGTGCTGGCGGGATGTTTGACCTTTACAATGTGGACAATCGCCGCGAGATGCTGGAGGGTCTTCAGATAATGGAGGCCGCAGCGTTAAGCGAATTGGCCAAGGACAAGGATGGCTAGCAAGCAGGTCCAAGAAATAAAACTCCGTCTTGTCACCGAGGGCGGCGAAGGTCTTGACAAGCTGAAGAGTTCTTTTCGTGCGCTTGAAAAGTCCATTGGCCCCACCGACAAGGTCATCCAAGAAGCTCGTCAATCAATTATTGACTTCGCGGGCAGTGGCAAGCAAAGCATTCAAACTATTCAAGGTCAGATTGATGCTTTTAAGGGACTGCAAACGCAAGCAACAATTGGCGGCAATGTTTACAGGCAGCTTGCTGGTGATGTAAATCGTCTTAGCGATTCGTTAAAGGCACTCAAGACTGATTATGAGGAAGTAGGTAGGGTCGCAAAACGCACTGATGCACAGATTGCGGCTGAATTTCCGGCGAGAAAACCAGAAGCTTTCAGGAAGCAGCTTGCAGCATTGAATCGTCAGCTTGACCAGCTCAGTGTTAGCGCTCAGGCTTACGGCGACAAACTGACTGAGATCACGATTAAAGAAGTTGCATTTGGTCGTGCGCAGGCCAGGCAGCAGGTTATTGCTGGTGCGCAAGCTGTACGTGCGCCGTTGATTGGCGCAATGCAACCACAGCAACAGTTGCCAAATACACTGGCAGCACTGCAGCTTCGCATTTCAGAGCTAACGCAAGACTTTCAAAATCTTGATCGCGCTGGAGCGCCATATCAAGATACTCTTGCTGAAATTAACAGGCTTCAGCGCGAGTTGAGCGATGCGACCGAAGACGGCAACGCAGACCGGAAAGAGGAAATCCGCGCTCGTATTGAAAATTATCGACAGATTACTGCTGAGAATGCTGGACTGAGAGAGCAGGCTGCTATTCGACGTTCTATTGAGAGAGGGCGCGCGCGTGCTGCGGCTGGGGTACCCGCAATCGTTCAAGAACCTGCGCGCAGAACAAGTTCACTTTTTGAGGGTATTGCAAATATTGCAGCAGTCAGCACAAGAAGAGAGACTGAGCTTCTTGGCAAAAGCTATTCAGATGTTGCTGTCACTATTCAAAAGGTTTCGGCCGCTTCTGATGGAAGCATTGCAAGTCTTCAGGCTCAGCGTGGTGCATGGCAGGCATTGCGGAGTCAGATTGACCCAGCAAGTACTGAATTCAAGAAGGCATCGCGCGAAATCGAGCAGCTTGATCGCCGCTTAGGAAAACTTCAGCAAACGCAGGGCCGCCGTATGACCGGCATGCAGGTTGCGCAAGCGGCTGGCGCAGCAGTTAGTGGTGGCATTTTTGGCGGTCCTGAAGGCTTTTTCGGTGGCGCCCTTGGTGGTATTTTCGGCGGCGTTGGCGGCGCATTCGCTGGTGCCGCTGCTGGTGCGCAAGTTGGAATGCTTCGCCAGCAACTCGGTGGTTTTGCGGATTATGCAGCGCAATTGCAGAAGATGCAGATTGCGCTTGAAAATGCAGCAGGAAGCCAAGCGCAATTCAACCAAGCAATGGCAGCAGCTAATGCCGCAACTCGAAGCCTGAATGTTCCGCAAGATGTTGCCATTCAAGGCATGACTAGGTTGACCGCTGCCGTGAAAGGGGCAGGTGGTCAAGTTAGCGATGCTGAGATTGTTTTCAATAATGTCACATCAGCCATTAAAGCAACCGGCGGCTCCGCGCAAGATGTTGACGGTGCCATCACGGCAATGGTGCAGGTGTTCTCGAAGGGCAAGGTAAGCGCTGAAGAATTAAGCGGTCAGCTTGGTGAGCGCTTGCCTGGCGCTGTTACCAAGTTTGCCAAGGCAAATGACATGACACTGCCTGAGCTGCAAAAAGCGCTTGAGCAGGGACAAGTTGGTTTGAACGAATTGATGAACTTCATCGTTCAACTTGGTGATGAGTATGCCGGCGTTGCAGGGAAGATTGCAGGATCTAGTCAGGATGCTGGTGCGCGCTTGACCGTTGCATACAACGACATGCGAATTGCCATTGGCGAGGCATTGCAACCAATTGGCGCGCAATTTCAGGAAGCATTTATTCCCTTTATTGAAAATATTACGCCTGTGTTAATTGATGTATTGCCAAAAATTGGTGAATTTGTTCTTGCTCTTGCGAAAAATTTTGACACGCTTGCAGTCGCCGCCGCTGCCGCATTAGGTGTTTTTGCAGTTGGAAAAATTGCTGCCATTGGAGGCGTCGGCGCAGCTTTATTGAAATTGGCTGCAGCTGCTGGAACGGCAACTGGTTCTCTTCAGGCGTTAAATACGGCAGCGTTGTTAAATCCATGGACAGCGCTTGCCGCTGGCGTTGCCGCAGCAGGCGTTGCGTTTTATGACGCCTATAAAGAAAAAGAGCGGCTTAATGAAGTTATGAGAAGTGGTACGGCGGATGAACTTGCCGCCGAAATTGAACGATTGGAGCAAAAAATAAAGGAAGCATCAAGCAAAACAGCGTCGTACAGCAGTGATATTCGTGGATTGGGAAATGAAGCCGGCTATGCCAGCATTGAAATTCGCAATATGAGGAATGAGCTTGAAAGCATGAAGAGCGAATACAGGGTTCGGTTGCTTTTTGAGCAAGCCGGCTTAGATCCAGAAAAGGGTTTTTATACGCCTGTTGGAAAGACAAAGCAAGCCCCAAGCACTTTTCCTTCACTTACGGATGGCGGCAAAGGCGCTAGCAAAACCAAAAAAGAACGCGAAAGCCAGTTGCCGCAGCTTATGGCGCAGCTTGCTGTTGCACAGCAAATTGCGCAAATCAACGAAAGAATTAGAAATGCGCAGCTTGCCGAAAACGAATTCTTGCAAATTAGGCTTGAAGGCGAGCGCGAGCTTGCTCAAATTGCTGGTGAAATTAGGGCAATTGCATTTGAGAAAATCCCTGCAGACGAGGCTGAAGTTAAACGCAAACTTTTAATGGTTAAGGCGGATGAAGCGCGTAAAAATATTGCCCTTAGGCTTCAGCAAGCGGAAAAACAAAATCTTGTCGAAATCACGCAACAGTCAGACGAACTGGCGAAGTCTTATACGACTCAGCTTGAAGACAGGCAGCGTTTACAAGAGCTGGTTGCAAGCGGCATGAAGGAAGCGCTTGCGTTGGAATATATTCAAATTGAAAATATGTTAAAATTAGAAAAAGAAAGGCTTGAGGTTCGCAAAGCCTTGCTGCTAGAGGCTGGAGATGTTGGCGGGGCGGAGACCACACAAGATCTGATAGATCGCTTGGGCAGCAAGGAGACAGGATTAAAAGAACTCGCCACTGCTGCGCAACCAGAAGAGAAGAGCAAGATTCAAGAATTTATTGAACGAGCAGAAGCAGAGCTAAAAGATTTTGAAGCATTCGCTGTGCGTATTTCCGAAAACATTGGCAATGCCATTGGGAACTCCCTCGCAAATGGCCTTACAGGTTTAGTCGAGGGCACTACCACAGCAAAAGAAATATTCGCTAATTTCCTAAAAGACGTTGGCCAAATTTTGATTCAAGAAGGCGCAAAAATGATTGCAACATATATTGCGATTGGTATTGCGAGGATATTTGCTGGTTTATCAAGCGGAGGGGCCGGTGGCGGGGCGGATTACGGTGGTGGCAAAGTTGCACAAAACGCTTTTCAAAGTACGGATGCACTTGGACTAAGCAACAGCATTAGTGGTGGGGGTGCTTTTCTTGGCGCCAGCGCTGGTTCGTTTAGCAATCCAAGTTTTAGTATTGGCAGTTTTGCAAACGGCGCTTATTTCTCAGGCGGCCAGGCTAATTTTGCTAAAAACAGCATCCAACCCTTCGCGACCGGCGGCATCGTCACCCGCCCCACTTTCTTCAAATACGCCAAGGGCGGCACCATGCAGAACGGCCTCATGGGCGAGGCTGGCCCTGAGGCGATCATGCCGCTGAAGCGTGGTGCTGATGGAAAGCTTGGTGTTGCAGCGAAACTTGATGGGGCAATGGGTCGTTATCGCCGTTCACCTGGTTCTGCCGGTGGTCCCGAAGGCGGTGGTGCGACTGCCGAAGCGGCTGCGGGTGGTGTTGCCACAATGCAGCCAATCGACGTGCGCTACAGCGTGGAACGGATCAATAATGTGGACTACGTTACGGCTGATCAGTTCCGCGCTGGTATGGCGCAAGCTGCACAGGAAGGTGCACAACGCGGGCAGCAGCTTACGCTACGCAGGCTGCAGCAATCACCGGCAACACGCAGGAAGGTTGGCATCTGATGGAACTCGCAATCGGCAACTACCTCACGCTGACCACGCAATCTGGCAGTCAGTCGTATCGGTTCCAGAATTTTCACATCGGCGCCACTGCATCTTTTGAAGGGCAGCTTTATGGTTTCATGCCGTTCGGGTTTAGCGGAATCAGCATCAACCGCACTGGTGATAACACTGAAGCCAGCTTGATCTTTCCGAACAATGAAATCAGCCGTAACTGGGCTGTGCAAGCTGTCACTGATCGTTGGCTCGGAACGGTTTATGTGATGAACCTTGACCCTGACAACACAACAACAGGCACCAAGATGCACCAATGCATCGGGCAGGTCGCAAGTGGTGAATGGGATGAAACATCACTAACGCTGCGGCTGAATACTGTGCTTGATGCCGTTGGTTCTGATGTGCCATTGCGACGGCTGACGCAATCAATTGTTGGCAATCTTCCGGTTAGTGCCAATGTGCGACTGCGCTGATCTGATTGGGATGCGCTATCGGCTTGGCGCCGATGGCAGCCATCGCGAAATCGACTGCATCCATCTGGTTTACCGCGTGCTGCAGTGCCATCAAATACCAGCGCCACGGTTCAACTTAAAGTGGTACACCGCATCGCCGCGCACGATTGCACGCGACCTATTGCAATGGGGCCAGCGAATTGACAGGCCAGCCTATGATGGTGATGTGCTGCTGATGCGGCAGGACACAACAGCATTTGCAGTTACATGGCAGCGCGGGATCCTCTACATCAACCGTCAAGCCGAAGTGGTGAGCTGGTGTTCACTGGAAGCCGCAGGCAACTACCACTGCTTCCGTTCGAGAAGCAACTGATTGAGCTGCTGGGTTGCAGCGAAGAAGAGTATCGCCGTTTCGCCCAAGAAGCTCAACGACGTGGGGCGACACGTCCTGCGGAATACGCGCTAGTCCCTGACGTACAAAATACGGGCGCTGAAATTATTGCTATCGCCAGCCTTGTAATTGGGCTTGCTTCAACAGCCGTTAGTTTTTTACTGGCACCAAAACCCAAGGCAATTAGTGCTGGCGGACCTGATGAAGTAAGACAACTCCGGCTCGCTAGCCGCACTGGCGTTGATCGTTTTAGTCCAACAACCGGCTTTGATACTCAAGCCGAACTAGCAAATTACGGCGACCCAATCCCGATCATTTTCGGGGAGTACACAGGCGCAACTGGCGGCATTTTGGCATCGCCTCGTTTGGTATGGTCGCGTGCTTTTTCGCTTGGGTCACAGCAAGCTGTCAAGTTGATGTTTGTTGTAGGCGAACAAGGTCTAAATGAGGGTCTTAACAGGCCAGAGCTAAACGGTGTTTTTCTTGGCAATACCGCGCTTGATGCAATTTTTGCTCATAATTTTGCTTTTTACTGGAAGCGTAATACCAATACTTTTTCAAGACTAAAAGCTACTAATTTTGCCTACGGTTCACGCGGTAATCGCTCATCTGGTGACATTGAAAATAATGACGATATTTTTCTGTGTCCAACGCGCAACGGTTTGCTTGACACGGGATTTTCCAGCGCCTTTTCGCTGTCGTCGAGCACGCAATTTGGCGTTTATTCCGCGATACCAAATGGTACAAATTACCGAATCAATTTTAAGATTGTCCCTATTGTCGATAACGGCGATATTACCAGAAGCGATCCGGGCTCTGTTTTGATTGCCGAAAGGATAAAAGTATCCGGTGATTACGGCTACAATCCTTTAACGGTTGATGGCCAAACAAGTATTTGGCGGCAAGGACAAAAGGGGGTTGGGCGCAATTACGGTCGCCGCATGGGACTTACCCATTTCAACGGAGTTGAATCAACTGCACGAACAGAAGTTAAACAGGCAACGGTTGGCGCGAAAGTCACGTTTACGATTACCGGCGGAAGTTTGCCGGAAAATCTATACCATCTAAACCCACAATTTGCAAACGTAAGTGTTGATGATATAAATTACGAAATTGAAAGTCAGCGCAGAGTTGCAGACGAAATGCTGCAGCTAGGCGAAACGATCATGATTGGCCGTACTGCATGGGTTGTTGAGCACAGAGACTTGCAGACATGGGAACCGGGCGCTACTCAATCAATTGTTTTGCGTTGTGTCGAAACTTTTGGTTTAGATCGGGGCAATTCTGTCGGTCTAGTCGGAACCGAGATGGTCACCCGTGGGGTGTATAACGATGATAACGGTACAACTAATGCCAGGAATGGCTTGGGGCTAAGCGCAGGCGCAGGCTACTATCCACTGCTACGTGTTTCTTTTGGCATCGTTCGCAACACCCGTGCCTGCGACGTGACTGAAATCGGTATTCGCAGTCAAGTTTGGCAGCGTGTTAATGGTCTTTGCAATTTTGCCTCATTACCGCAACCACAAAACCTAGTCCAGTCAGAACGCGACCGCGTACAAATTCAAAGCGGCACGATGACTCTTTACATGAAGAGAACGGCAGTATGGACTATATGGTTGCGTCCATCTGGTACTGATGAATCAGGCAATGAATACGCTTGGGCTGCCTTAGGCGAGCAATTCTGCGTTACGGGCGAAACACCACAAGATCAATTCAACTTTATACGCATTCGCCATCCAGAACGTAAGCAATTTGAATATAAGATGGTGCCAAAATCTGGCGCAGATATCGCTAGACACAGCCCTGATGATGCGCAGTTTTGGCGTCTTGATGCCAAGCAAGAAACTACGCTGTCTGGTACTTACGAGACCGCTTACGGAAACTTTGAAATTACTTCCGCTGGTCAAATTGTCACAGTAGGGCAGATTAGTTTTAATGTTGAAATGATGCAAAACGCATTCGTAAATGCGGGCGAAGTAGACGCAACAATCCCCGATGCCATTGAAGTTGAGAACTATATTCCCGACGTAGAAGATGAGACTGTTACTGCTCGAACTGTCGGCTTCTACGACTGGCTGCCGGATACGAGCGAGCAAGGGCGACGCGGCGCGACGCATTTTGAGCTCTTCGGTCAACCCAGTTACACCGGCTTGACTGCAACCGCAACCCGTACAGCCAACCTTGGTGACGGCCGCAGTATTACCATTGAATTTAATGGCATTGTTGATGATCAATATCCAGTCGATCATCCATATTTTGCCAGCTGGAAGCAATGGAGTTTTTCTTCGATCAATGTTGTAGAAAGCTCTGGAGGTTTTAACACAAACCAAGTATTTAACGTTTCAATTCCTGTGTCTCCGGGGAATTTACGCGCTGCTCCGTATGGCCTTACGAGTGTTGGCGTGCGACTAATTGTACTTTCTACTGATGCTGGTTTTCAGCCACTTGGTCGCGAATCGGCGTGGGAGTGGGAGTTGCTTGGCGACGCTCAACAATATCCACTTGGGCATACGCAGACGGCATCTTTTAGGGTGCCGTCCAGCTCTGGGGCAAGTGCAACGATCAATGCGACTGGACTTGTTACCTCGCGAAACCCTGGATCATTGGCGAATTTCCCCAGCCAAACGCAAGCATGGGATGTAACTTACACAGTTGACCCATTTTTCACTTATGGCGACTGGCAAAACGGCGCACTAATGGAAAATAGTGCTGTCGTTAGTGCAGGCAATCCCTTTAAGAAAGCTGGTACAACTGTCGGAATAAAACTGCGGGTGTTGTCCCTTACGACAGTCACCATTCC